AATCAAATCTTTTCAATACAAAACTCTTGTATGTGACAAAGATTATGCAAGAACACACTTTGAATAAAAAACAACAACGCGCAATTGTTGAAGCGATGGATAATGCTAAGACTCAACGCGAAGCCAAATTGTTGTTCACATCTCTCAATGAGTCTTTGAATAAGAAGAAATTGCAAGAGAGCAAAACTTCTCGTTCTACACTCACTGAAGGTAAGTCTATGACAGGTAGTTCAAGTACTACACTTCCTTCAGGCCAGGCACCTAGAACAAGTACAAATGAAGTGAAGTTGGACCGTTGGGCTGTCTTAGCTGGTATTAACAAATAATCGATCAAAAATTTATAAAAAAATAGGAGACTTATTATGTCTATGACTTTACAAACTTTGACCGAAGGTATCCGTGAAAGACACATGGGAGCAACTCATGCTCGTTTGACTGAAAAATGGAACCGTACTGGTCTTCTTCGTGGCCTTCAAGGCTATAATCGTGAAAACATGGCAGTATTGTTGGAAAACCAAGCTGCTCAAGTTTTGAAAGAAAGCAACTCTTTGGGTGGTACAAATAACAACGGTACATCTGGTGGTGCTATCCAAGGTTTCCAAAACGTAGCATTCCCAATCGTACGCCGTGTATTCGGTGGATTGGTTGCTAACGAATTGGTATCTATCCAACCAATGTCTTTGCCAGCTGGCTTATTGTTCTACTTGGACTACACCTATGGTTCTGATGTTGGTGGTACAAATGAGACATACTCTGTTGGTGGCTCTATCTATAACGATCCTAGAGGTAAAGGTATTCAATCTGGCTCTACAATGACTGGTGGTCAATATGACTTGTTGGGCTCTGGTTACTCAAAGCAACATGACAGTACAAATACAAATATAGCACAAACAGCAGCATTGGGAACAGGTGCTAACTTGTTAGTCTATTCATGCTACTACTGGTGTTTGTGTTGCCGCGAATGATGGTGATGCTATTACTACTACACTCTCTTCTACAGCGACTTTGACTGGCATTGCAGGACAATTGGTTGATTTTGATGCTGTGACCGGAGCATTGTTGGACGCTGGTGTTCTTAGTGGTTTGCAATTTTTAGTAGTATCTAAAGCTGCCATCACTACTGCTTGTGCTAGTGGATGGTTTCCAGATTATTCTATGACTTCAGACCTTGTAATTTCTGACATGACTAATGTAGGTTTGGAACTAGTACCTTCTTCAGTACAACCAGGAAGCGTATACAACTTGCGTAGATTTACAAAAATAGTAAAATTCGTAGGTTCAGGTAGCAATCAAATCGTTGTTGATCCTTTAGGTGGAACACATGTGTTGTTTGTTGTTAATAGATCTGGTGTTGCTGAAGCTGATGTTTCTGCTGGAGAACTTGAATTATCTTTCGTAGCTGCTGATGGTCGAGTTGCTGATGCTTCTGGCGCTTCTACTGTAATTCCTACTTTCGAATCCACAATGGATGGTACTTATAATCCTGCTCCAATCATTCCAGAAATCGATATCAAAATCGAATCTTTGAGTGTTGTTGCTACTTCTCGTAAGTTGAAAGCAAAATGGTCTCCAGAATTGGCTCAAGACTTGAACGCTTATCACTCATTGGATGCAGAAGTTGAATTGACTCAAATCCTTTCTGAGCAAATCGCTCTTGAATTGGATCGTGAGATCTTGAATGACTTGTTGACTCAAGCTAACGGTGCTAACTTGTTCTGGTCACGTGCTCCTGGTAAATTTGTTAACAAATTGACTGGTGCTTCTATCACTTATGATACAGCTGCAGCTCGTGGTCCTTCATTCACTGGTACTGTTCAAGATTGGTACTCAACTTTGGTTGAAACTATTATCGATGCTGGTAACACTATCCAAAGAAAAACTTTGCGTGGTTCTGCTAACTTCATCGTTGTAGGTACTGATGTTGCTACTGTATTGGAATCAAGTGTGATGTACAAGCCTTCTTACTCTATCGATGGACAAGGTCAAGCTGGTGCAATCACTATCGGTGCTGAGAAAGCTGGTTCTTTGAGCAACAGATTCACTGTTTACAAAGATCCTTACTTCCCACGTAACAAGATCTTGGTTGGTTACAAAGGTGGTTCTTACTTGGAAACAGGTTATGTATACGCTCCTTATGTTCCATTAATCGTAACTCCTACCATGTTCGCTCCAGAAGATTTCACTCCAAGAAAAGGTGTGATGACTCGTTACGGAAAGAAAATGGTTCGTTCTGATTTCTACGGTACTGTAACTTGTTTGGATATGCACATCATCTAATTGATGAGGTGAATTCCTAATCAAAAAAGGGTGGTCGGAGGAAACTTTGGCCACCCTTTTATTTTATCGGAGTCATTATGGGAAAAATTTCGAAAAACTCTAAAGATAGTCGTATAACTAACCAAGATTTAAATAAAATTTTCATTAAAGAATTACGAAAGAAGAAAAATAAGAAACTAG